AATTATATATTAATTAGTTATGAATAAATATAATCTAAAAACAATATGGTGTTTCTGTGTAGTGTTATTTTGGATAATACTTCTTATATACCTAGACAACAGATAACGCAGTGAGTGTCTGGCATGCACGTTGGGGGAGTGATGTACCCCAGGCGATTTGGTTCGTGCTGACCGCTTTTGATTTGGTTATGCGAAGAGGTTCGATTCCTCTTACTCACACAAAACTTTGATAAGCGAGGGGGCAAACTATTTATTAACAACTAAACAGGTAACCCAAGTCCTCCTTTCTTATCATCCAATTTAATTAACATGACATTACTTATACCCGTAGCTTTATTTTATATAGTAGGGGCTATCTACTTAACATACCAAAGCAATAAAGATGATATATGATCCACAAAGCAAACAATCAAAACTTTTTACTACCATTATATGGGTAGTAAATGCAATTCTATTACTAACAATATTTTATACTATTAACACATGAAATTTATACAAACAATAATAAACAGATTCAAAAACGGATTCTATAAAGGTGATATTCAACAACATCACTTAGAAGAATACAAAACACACCTTAATGGTGATAGCACAAAAAATTCTATCTTTTCACTACGAGCATACAAGCATGACGGCTTGTGGGTGTTTGATGACCACGACAGAGGTCTTATCAAAGAGCCTTTCGTTGCAGGTGCAGACACGATGTTTGACGTTATGAGTGGTAATATATTGCCAGATGTGAACAATACGCAATGCACGATCATATTTTCAGCAAACCCAATTCCTGATCATGAGATTCACGTAAAACACATAGCAGACTTAGGTGAAGGCATGGGAAATATGTATGAAGTAGTAAAAGCATTTACTCCTGCCCTAAACACATTTAATGGCTTTCAGTTTTGGTTATGCCCTGCATTACTTTCATTCTTTAAGTCAGCACCCGAAAACATTTATGTATCAGTAATTTCTTCATCATGAGTAAAACAACAGAATATTTATTACCCCCAACTATGCAATTAACACCTAAGCACGTAGATGCTATGCACCTTGTCAAGCTGTTCGTAAAAGAATATGAACTTGCTGATTGGAATTCTAGCGATAGAGCAAAAATAATGCTAGCAAACAGAATGTCAAACCTATACGACACGTGTAAAAACTTTGGATTTTAATTCACAAAACTTGCAACTCAAGTTAATAACCTATATATTTGTAAACCCTAATTTAATTTAATACATGTCAAATTATAAATTTAAGACCACGAACATACGTGGCAAACAATACGTCGAAGTTAACGAGCGTATCAAGTTCTTCCGCCAAGAGGAAGAATACAAAAACTGGACTATATCAACAGAATTCACTCATATAGATTCAGAAATGTGCGTATGTAAATGCATCATAGCTGATACTAATCAGCGTGTTATCGCTGCGGGACATGCACATGAAGAGCGTTCAGCAAGTCATATCAATAAAACAAGCTACGTAGAGAATTGCGAAACGTCAGCTGTAGGTAGAGCCCTTGCTATGATGGGTATAGGTATAGATACATCTATTGCTTCAGCTAATGAGGTAACGGATGCTATAGCCAAGCAGGAGTCTGACTCACTATCATCAAATCCTGCAAAACCAGTAGAAAATATCATGGATAAAGCCATAGCTTATATCAAATCATCTACAGATAAACGCAAAGCATTTGATCAGATTACAACAAAATATGGGGATCAGCTTACAGAAAAGCAAATCACAGGGATCAAAAAGTTTGTACGATAATACACCTGTTGAACTTCGTGATACACTTTGGTGGTTTAATTACACAAAAGATAAAGGCGGTGTAAAACACTTAGTCAAAAATAAATACAAACGATGTAATCATAAAAATATATGCAATTGTGCTAAAACTCACAGATCTCAATTAACTAAGTATAGAAATATGGAAAAGTTTGTGAGATGGAACGTAGATTTATCTAATGAGATAACTAGCGGTGTTTATTTAATCACAACAAGCAATGGCAATCAAGCATACCTTTCTGCAAGATCCATGAAAATAAGAAAGAAAGGAACTAAAGACTGGATAAAACCAAGACAGAAAATTTTAAGACAGATGATAAAAGATTCAGCAAATGTCCAAGACGTATAGACTTAGTGTAGTACCTTATTCATCTAAATTTATTTTAATAGAATTGGATGATATGGAAGTTAAACGCATAGATGATTTCTGTGAGCGTGTAATCGAACATAAAGAAAAGGAATCACACTATAAGCGTGACTATAAGTCTATGTATAAAAGATTCTATACTGGTACAGCTGGTGAATTAGCTTTAGAAAAATTGCTTGATACGCAGGGCATTGTAAACTGGACAGTTGGAATATCCAAGAACTATAACACCCCCGACCTAGCAGACGTAGGTCTAGATGTAGGAGTGAAGACTGTAAACTTTGGTGTATTCCCACTCGTAAGAAAACATAGCACACACCCTGAAATTATATGCATACTATGGAAAAAAAAATGGGTATATGTATGTGGAATAGCTTCGGCAGATACACTAAACAGATATCAAGACGATAAACTTATTATAGATGAACGTCTTAGATCTAGGGGTGTTAAGTCTGGATTCCATGGATTCATAGGGCTTAAACAATTTAATAATATAAACCAATTAAAAGAAATAATAAATGAATTTAAGAGAACAATTAACTGAAAAAGTAGGTAAGGGGCATCTCTCTTACTCCTCTATAAAATACGCCCTAGGAGATATGCGTCTATGGGAAATGTACATGAGAGGACAACTAAAGAAAGAATCAGATGCTTTACACTTTGGCACCCTCTACGATATGTTGTTATTTGAAAAAGATAAAGCAAATGAAATATATTACGTTCTTGATGATGCTGATATCGTTGCTGATATTGGCGGTAAGTATCCTAGAAATACAAAGCGATATAAAGAATGGAAGGAAGAAAATTCTAAAAAGAATGCGGACAAGACGATGGTTAGTGCGGAGGACTGGAAGAAAGCGAATGAGATGATTGAGAGATTAGATGCCTGTGGATTGCTTAACACTTATTTAAAGGGTGAGTATCAGGTAGAATTCAATGAGGAAATTGACGGAGTGCCTGTTAAAGGTTTTCTTGATTGTTTAGGTGATGGATTTATAACAGATAGCAAAAGTGCACGTAGCGTAAATAAATTTCGTTATGATGTAAATAGTTGGAGTTATGATATCCAAGCATACATATATACAAAAGTATTTGGTATTAAAGATTACTACTGGGTTGTCCAAGAAAAGGCATACCCTTTTTACCCAGCCCTTGTAAAGTGTTCAGAAGAAACTTTATTCAAAGGTGAAATGAAATTCATAGAAGCTGTTGCAAATATTAACAAATGGCTGAAGGAAGGATCTCCAACTAATGAAAGTTATGCGGAGTTTATTGTTTAGAATTGTAAAGGCAAATTGTTTGCCTTCAATTATATTTTTTAATTTATAAATTATTTTATCATGAGTGATACTAAGTATGATTCAGTACTCGTAGGGTACGCAGAAGAACCTCGTTTTTACGAGGGACAACTTTCTAGCTGGTCGGTGTCTTTTAAGGATACAGATCTTAGAGAGATGATTGACAAGTACGCAACACAGCGTGACAGCGAAGGTAAAGGTGGTAACATCTACCTGAAGATGTTTATGTCTAAAAACGGAAAGCCATGCTGTTCAGTTTGGGATCCAAATAGCGAAGCCGCTAAGGAAAAGCGAGCTGCAAAGCAAGCTAAAACTGAGGCAGTAACGGATGACATGCCGTTCTAATAAACCGATGATTAAACATTCTTATGTTCGTGTCGCCTTCAAAAAACGGAAGGTTGTACACGAGCATAAAGAATGGATTGTTACTATTTACGATACACCATCCGATATCATGCGATACGATTGCAGAAACATGCGACGCTTTGTAGAAAAATTTTTTACTCCTAAAGCAAAAAACAAAGAAGTAATTGTACGTGAGATATTAGATGTTGTAGAGTTATCAAGATCACAAATAACATTAGATGAACACAAAAGACAAGCTCAGAAAAAAATGCGATGAAGTTAAGAAGCTTCTCATTGAGAAAAATGAAGCGTATGGTGATTCAGCAATAATACCATCAAACATCTTTTCAAAACTATCTGCAACAGAAGCATTGAAAGCACGTATTGATGATAAATTAAATAGAATTCAAAACAAAGGTATTTACGATAATACAGAGGATACACTTATGGATCTAGCTGGTTACCTAATACTATTAATGGTAGCAAAAGATAATGAAAATAACTATATTCAAAAGTATAAAGGATACAAAGAACCCCTATCACGTGGAAATGTCAACAGCACTTCAACGTATTCAAAAGGGGAAGTCAAAGTCACTTATCAAGAAGATTAGAGAAGGCGATAAACCTAAAAAAAAAGAACTCCCTATTGTTTGTTTCAGTGGGGAATTTTCATCTAGAAACGATGACGCTTTATTTGAACACTCAGGATATATAATCCTTGACTTTGATCATGTAGATGTAGATGCTGTAAAAACAGCTATAGCTACAGATGAATATGTTTATTCTTGTTGGACCTCACCTAGTGGAGATGGAGTAAAAGCATTAGTTCAAATAACAAATCCTGAAAGACACAGAGATCATTTCAGAGCATTGAGAACTTACTTTCAAAAGCAATATTGCTTAGAGATAGATGAGTCAGGAATAAATGAATCTCGTGCATGCTTTGAATCTTATGATACTGATATTATAATAAAGGACGAATCAAAAAAGTTTGGGGCTTTCACGAGTGAAATGGCGGAAGCTCAAATACCCGTCAACGAATCTTATAAGTACACAGATTATATGAAGCTAAATTTAGCTGCACGTATAATCCGTAATGCAGAGGAAGGAGAAAAACATAGAGCTCTTGTAAAAGCATCTAGACTATGTGGTGGATATATCGCAGCTGGACGTATGGAGGAGGAGGAAGCGGTTAGGGTATTGTTCCGTGAAATATGCAAAAGGGATTTAGATTCTGAAGATCAAGCCATGTCTACTATTGTGGATATGATGCAGAACGGAAAGAATATGCCTATCCGTGAGGTTATTGACGAAGAAAAGCAAGCAAAGCGTGAAATGCTTATTAACGATGGTGATATGTCATTTATATCATCAGACGATGAGGATTTTAGATGGATTGATGATTACTCTCAAGGCAAGATTGAAATTGGCTTAGATACTGGCGACTCTTTATTAGATGAATACTTTAGATATAAAAGGGAGTTTGTTATTATAAATGGACATTCTAACGTAGGCAAAACAACAACAGCTTTATACTTAATAGCTAATTCAGTTAGAAGGCACGACTGGAAATGGATTATATATTCTTCAGAGAATAGAACCGCATCAATTAAAATGCAATTAATGCAGTTTGCTAAGGATAAGAAAATCCAAGACATGACTTACGCTGAAAGGAAGCATGCATATAAATGGATTCAAGATCACTTCACTATAATAAATAACAATCAAGTTTATAGTTATTCTGATTTAATTTTATTTATAGATAAAATTCAAAGACAAACAGAAATAGATGCTGTGTTTATTGATCCATACAATAGCCTCAAGATAGAAATAAATACTTCAAGGATTAGTTCACATGAATACCACTACGAAGCTGCTAGTGAGTTCCTTACGTATGCTAAAACAAACAAT